CATAATCATAAGCTCTCGCACGGAATAGATCGGGTCTAGGAGATTAAAGAAATCTCCACGGCCAAAAGGAGCAAGCATAGCCTCAGCTTTACCCATTGCATCAATATCAAAGCGGAGATAATACTTGTTCCCGCTCAATACAACAAAGTGTTCAACCTTGCCCATAACTGTGCATTATGAGCAAGGTAGTATTTAAATCTTTCGGTCTAGACAGTCACGGCCCTAAGCCTGCCCGTTCCTTGGATCTGGAGCGCTCCACCCAAAACACCATCAACTTCTGAAGCAGCGTCCATACCAGAGAGAACAGCCAGCCCGGTAAGCGCCATCTTGGAAGCAGTTCTTATATCCGTATAGAAAACTGCCAGGATGGAATCATCGATTTTTGCTACATCTTCTCCAGAAGATCTGACCTCTGGAGAGAGACCATCCGTGTACCAGTGGTAATCAACCGAGCCCGACCACTCTATCAGGGTGCCTATAAACTCCTTCCATACGGCAGGAGTGTTTAAGACACTGCCAAAGGGTGTTATCTCCTGTGTCCCAACCTTCGGGTTCAACTTCCAGCCATAACCACCGAGCAAGGCCTCCATAGTGAGATAGGAACCGCTTACTGTGACGGAGCCTGCTGGAGCTTCGGTTAATGTGACGAAACCTCCAGCATAATCTATCTCTGTAGGTGTTTCCGGGACTCCATTATCGTAAACGATAAGAGATTGCGAAGGGTCCCACCAGGCCTTAGTCCTATCGGTGATGTAATACTCAAGAGTCGCTCCAACTTGAGTACATGCTTCAGTTGTGAAGGAAACGGCAGCATCAGGGCTAGGCCGCCAAAATCCTGCAACCTTTCCCGCTAAAGCTGCCATCTTAGACCACCTTAATTATAGGTCAAGCCGCCCGTTCCCTGGAAGGTAAACGTGACAGTCTCCGCATCCCCTACATCAGCGGCCATATCCACACCCGTGATAATCGCAGAGCCACTAAGGTATTTAGTGCCATCAATGTAGAGCTTCACGGTCAAAGAGGAGCCACCAAGGTAGGTGTTGAACAAGGCATATTGCCCGTTAGTATCCGTTAGGTCCAGGTTGCCCTCAAAGGAACCCGACCACTCCTTAAGGGTTGCAACAAAGGCCTTCCAAGCTGCGTCATTACCGGTATTGAAGGGCGTTACGTCGGCGGTTCCTGCCTTCGCGTTCACCTTCCAATTCTTGATCTCGGCAACAAACGTAGAGCTGGAGATAACGACCTTTCCGACTTTTCCGGCTATTGCAGTCATTTTAAGATCTCTCCTTTAATGCTTGATACGATTGCGTCATTCGTTTCTTTCCCTGCTCATCCGTCCATGTGGCAGGTTCACTGTTCACTGCGTCGATGCTATGATATTTTATGTTCTCAATAGTAGTCTCTGCGACGGCTTCCAACGTTGCCCTAACTGCATTCATCCAGGTCCGGGCCGCGTTGTATGATGTATCCCGACAGTAAACTTGAAATAACGACCTATCCATGATATGACGGGTTGAGCCATTGCTGAAGGCTTTAACAGGGCGCCCACCACCAATAGAGAAGATGGCACGGCAAACGGTTGGTGAATCCGGCAGATACCCTATAAAGATATTGGTGCCTACTGTCCCATGACTGTTATCTTCCAGGTATTCCGCTATTTCTACTTCCAAAACCACTGTAGCACCCCCACAACGGCGCCAAGAGCTGCAATAGCACCCGCTTGGTATAATTTCCAGCTCTCTAAGCCCTTCAACCTATCGTCGAATTCTTTGTCCTGTGTTTTACAGATTTCCAGGTCGTTCTTTATTCCGGTTAGCATTCCATAGATTTGAATGAGATACTCTCTGTCAGTTTCCGGTGAAGGGCCTGGCATGCCCTATCACCAGTCCAACGGTTCCTTCGTAATCGCTCTCAGAGCCATAGCGATAACGGCCATAATTGCAGCAGTCTGGTCAGCAGTCAGGATTATCCCGAACTGTCCCGACACGATAACACCCACAAGGGCCAAAAGAGACCCGTAGAATGTTTTAGATAAATACCATTTTGTCATGAATCCTCCTTAGAATTTAACCCCTCCAGGATTAAACTCCCTCCTCTTGTTGCGGATTGCTAGAAGCTCCAGACCATCCGTCCCATATCTAGCTCTCCACTCCTCCCTTGTGATTGCTGGTCCACCGGTGGCAGGCTGGATAGTGATATAGCGCGGGCCGTAAGTCTGTCTCATCAGCTCCAAGCTGTTATTATTCATGACAGCACCCATGATAATAGACTCAGCAGTAAGCTGGTCCTTCTTTACCAAGGCAAAGCCAGCCTCGGACTCAGCATCAAGAACCTTCCAGCGATAGACGAATTTTTCTATCTTTGCTCCCGGTATAGAACCAGAGGAGCCTAGCGGGAGATCAGCCTCCCGCCCATTCCAGTCTAGACAAGGCAGCCAATTACCTGCTGTCTCTCCACCCTGGAAATCCTCATCAGCCATTGAAACCTCTTTAGAGAACCTTGATATCGGACTGGTCCAGATCAACATCCATAATCAAGGAAGCAGCCACAATGCCGTTTACAGCGGTCTCAAAGGCGTGCATCCTGGAAACCATAGCGGCCAGGTTGGAAGCGATATGCTCGGCGTCGTTGGGTAGGACCCCATTAGGCAGAGCGCTGGACTGCGCCTCAATAACCTGGTCCTTCATCCGGCGGTTCATCTCAACCATACCGGCCTCCTCAACCTCAAGCATCTTCACCACGGTCTTCAGCATGGTATTCTTCATCTCATCATACGTCTTGCTCATATTAAACCTCCAATGTCCATAACTGTGCATTGTACAAGTATTTAAACCTTTCGGTTAGAACCAGCCTTTCCATCCGCTCATCTTGTCCCGCGCTTTTTGAAGAGGGATGAGAAGGTAATGGGAAGATGTACCAGGAACCGAAACGGGATTATTTGGGTCCGGATGGCGAAGGGTGCTATCTTCATGCTGTCGGACAGCATAAGGCGTGTCATAGTAGATAAACCAGATATCCTCAATCCGCTGGACAGCTCCAGACCCCATCAAGGCTCTGGAGGCCTTAGGCACCATTTCCATACTCTCCTCTAAGACCTGGTTGGCCAGCTTTTCCAGCTCGGCATTACCCTTCTCCTTCGCTATTTGCTTTGCGAGATCTCCCATCCACTTGATACTTATGTCCATCATGTCCGTATCGACCCTAGACGGCATTCCCGGAATTTCTCAGTCCCGGATATATCTTGTCGAATATAAACCTGGACTACGACCTTATCATCTATCAGATCTCCTTCCTGGACCGCTGAAGTGGTATAGACCACGGTATCCTGCAATAGATCTCCACCCTTCTCAGTTATCAACATCCGCTTTTTAGTCACAATACGGCAGTTGATAGTGGTGGAAGCATAGCTGGACTCTCCATAATCGTTTACCGTAGTCCGAGCTTTCCAGGTTGCAGTTTGATTTAAGTATGTTTCTATCATGATTCTTCACTCCTGGTATGTGAGCCAACACCTACATCTAGGCTCATTAGGGTACATCAACCCATTACTGAAGGCCTCCGTAATCAAAACCCTGGTCTGATTTAACTCTCGGTGCCTAGGCCGGGTTCGATGGTCGATAATGGCATTCCAGGTCTTATACCGCCGACCTACATCTTTGGCTACTTGGAAATGCCCGGCCTCTGCTGCTGTGTGCATCTCTGTCCTGTGGATCAGATCAGCTCGCACGTCCGAGCAGATATAGGCATGCTCCTTTAAGAAGAGCCTAAACTCATATTTGTTCACCGGCCATTGAGCCAACAGGTAAGATCTGATCCGGGTTATATCTGTCCTGGTAAGGTCTTTTACCAGGCCTAGAGCCCGCTTCTCCACATACTTCTGCGAGGCGCTCTTATTGAATTGCCCGGTCTCCTTCAGGTATCCGACCAGGTAGTTTATGGGCAGCTCATCCAAGCTCATCTTATAAGCTACGGATTTATTCTTTAAGATGGAAGCTGCCCGTGTCTCTGTCCAGAGCGCTGCTGTTAAAGCACGACGCGGGCTCTCTTCAGAGTCGAATACCTCAAACTTGTCCAGCAGCTCGACCAGTGGATCAGCGAAGCCTTTAATATCGCCGCTTATATCTGCCGAAGTCATTTTTTCGCTCCTTCAGTCGGACAACCTGGACTTCGGGTATATCTCCATCAAACCAGACGATAGCGCCACCCACCACCGGGTTCTTGAAGAGCCTCTTCAAGTATTCAGTTTTACCCTGGAATCCTCCAACCTGGAGACCCATGCACTTTGAATTTTCGATGTACGGGACTTCTGTGAAATAGTGCATATGGCCGCAAACTACCAGATCAGGGCTCTTCTGTTTCTTACAGGCCCGGCTATAAAACTGTTCTAGACGTGACAGGCCATTGCGCCCACCCTGGCCGTGAAACAGCGAAACCTGCCAGCCATTGAACCTGAAGTAGGCTTCATGCATGCCGAGGTATTTAATGTCGGATCTAGCCCGACTTACGGCCCTAACCACGTCATAACCTGCTGATTTCCTTAAGCTCTCGTCATGGTTACCGCCGATTATCCAGGTTGGCAACCTATCCGGGTAGTTGTCCACGCAATAATCAACTATCTCATCTGCTCCATGCAGGAAGGTATGATAAGCCTGACTTTTACGCATTCCCGCACCTTCAACAAGATCACCACAATGGCAGACAAAAGGACAGCCAACATTATCAGCCATCCTATAAAAGTCCTTAAGAGCTGTTAGTTGCTGATTTATGTCGCCGAAGTGAGTATCCGCTACAAAAGCTAAAGGGATATTCATCGATATCCCTCTATGCTTTTCGGATCGCTCTCGTTTGCACTTTCCTGTGACTTGTTCCACTTGTTCAATCCCTCCAAGAACTCTTCTATGGTCTCAGTGGGCAGGCAATCCTCGATCATGATCCCGGAACCGAAGATAGTGAATATAGTATGACCCATGATAGAGCCATTCATTCCATACTCAATACTCAGCATCCGGATACCAACCATTCCTTCAGCGCCGGGAATAGGAACCCATGCATCGCATTCCAGGATTGCTTCGTCGCCCTGGAGTTTAATTGTATATCTCTTTGCCATATAACCCTATTTTTGGATAAGGCCATATTTAAAGCTTTCGCTTTGGATGTTCTCAGCTTCTTCCATAGATAATCCTGTTAAATGTCGAAGCTTGGAAGGCCGGGATAGGTTCTTCAGTATTGCTTTTCCCGGCTTCATACCATCCTCATATTCTTCCCTAGGAGAGACGCTACCAAAGTGAAAGCTTCCTTCGACCTAAGCGTTCGCCGCGAATAAGCTGGTGTTGCAAAAGTCTCCGAGAGATCACCAAGAGTATAAGACTTGACGCCCGCTTCAATCAGATCTTCTCTGGCCTGTCCCGCTGTATTGGCATAGAAGGTGATTAAGGCCAGGGCTTCTTCACAGCATGCATCAAGGACCGCTTGAGGCGTGGTCACAGGATAATACCCATAAGAGTCTATGGATGGCACAGCTCCCCACGGGTTCACTCCATCAGGATCAAGCTGGTATTTGCGCGGGAAGGCGCGCGCCTGCGAGCTGGACTGCTTGAACCCAGCCCACGTCATAGCATCAAGGGCTCTGGTTGCCATTTGCAGAGCTATGGTCTTATTCGCCGAGCTTGCAGAAGTCCAAGCTGATGCTCCGAAACGCTTACTAAAGTAGGTATCGGCTTCTTCAACCGTAGTAATATAGCTATCAGAGACGGAGGTAGTGGGCATTTAAGCCACCACCTTGACGAAGCCTCTGGCCTGCAAAGCCTCTGCGATGTTGGTTTGAATTCTAAACTCATCCCCTACAGTGAACATGATATTTCCTATTGCCAGGGCT